TTCTTTTCTTCCTAACAGGAATAGCAAACCCCCTTTAAATAATTTAAAAAAAAAAAAAAAAAAATAGGCGTATAGAGTTTTCACTCCCTGTTTAACCGCCCGGAATCGCACCTGGTCTTACATATGCTAACAAAGTACCTATTTATAATTTGAAAAGGTGGCATGGATTTGAACCCGCGACCCTCCGTACGCATCTCGCAGTACGGCTGCTCTCCCAACTGAGCTACGCCCTTTTCATTATAGCATATGTAATTTCTGCGAAATTCGAAAAAAAAAAAAGAAGACAAAGTCTTCTTGATACAATCTATTTAATCATTAGTTATTTCCTTGTAGCTAAGCATAGCTCTGGCAATATCTTGATGTTTACAATAGAAATGCAACATAAAGTCTTTGTCATAAATTATTTTATTAACTGATGTAGCCATAATACTATAATAATTACATGCTGATTCCAATTCTGTAACATTAACAGTAAACATTTGTTCTTCTTCATTCCAGAATCCTGCGATGATATGTTTGAATACGTCGAATGCCCTATTGAAGTTTCCTCTATTAAAAGCATCTGCGGATATATAATCCAAAGCTTCTTTAAACATAACTTCCATATAGTTATTACAAACACCCCAAACATACCAACGGTATCCTAGGTTGTACAAATTTTTAATTTGTTCATCATTAGTTTCGTGTAATTTAGTCATAATATTGACCCTCCTTTAGTTTTCTTTCATTATGAGGAAGGTAAAAACTGCGAAAAAAAGAAAGGGATATGTAATCCCTCAGTGTTATTGTAATGTTAGAAAGAATCTAATAATTTCCTCAGTTTCAGACTCCATTTCTTTTTGTCTTTTACCAATTCTAGTTATTAAGTTCTTAACTTCCTCATCTTCAATTTCGCTGATTTTTACAAATCCCAACTTTTCATCATTTAAAATATTTTCCAACATATCGTATGTTTTACGAGCTAAAGCAGATCTAATATATAGTTCTTTCGCATCTATTGATTCTAAAATAGCTTTTAATTCGTTCTCCAATCTTTTTAGTAGATTCTTATAGTACTCAACAATGTACATATTGGCGTTTGAATTAACCAATGTGTAGTCTTGTCCAAGACTAATCATTTTACTCATTTCATTATCGTCCAAATATAATGCTAATTTAATCATAGCGATTTGATTCATATTAACTGCAAATTTTTGTTCGTGTGACATAGTGATGTCCTCCTATAATTAAAATTCTTTTCATTATAGGATATGTAAAAAGTGCGAATTGGGGATAAAAATCACTCCCGGGGAATTTTTGGAAATTCAAAAAAAGACGGAGCCATGTAGACTCCGAGTTTTTATTTTTTGATATAATCATTATAAGCTTTTCTAGCTTTTCGATATTGATGATCAACACCAATTTTCGTTAATTCGACTTGACGATCATAAGCTCTATCCCATCGTTCTAATCGAGGACCGTCATTATGAGGTCTATTATAAGATTTTAAAATCTTATCCATCTTATCATATTCAGCAATATGCTCTTTCTTAACACGATCTCGATTCCTATTTTGAAAAAATGCAAGACGCTCAATATTAAGGTCATTAATTTCTTTTTTCATTGCCCTAAGTTTCTCATATTCTGCTTTTTGACGTTGCAGAATTTCTTTAGACGGAGGAGTGAACGACTTTATCTTTGCTCCAGTATGCCTTTGAACAGCGCCCCATTCAACGGAATTATGTTTCTTTTGATAATTGTAGTCAAGAAGCAATCCCTTATGACTATTGTAGTATTTATCGTTTTCTTTATCCATCCACGATTTAACACGCTTAGCCATTCGACGACCCCACTTCATTCCCTTTACACCATGGTGTTCAATAATGTCATCGGACGAGTTCATTGAAATATAGTCCATATTAACCTCTCAAAGAATTTGTTACATCCTTAATACGTCTACCATTAGCACCTCGTCTAGTTGTGCCGCCACCGGAAAGATCTCTTAACAAATCATCGATTTGATTAAATTGTTTATCTATTCTAGCATCTCGTGCGGCATCGCTTTTAGTAATATTACCGAAAGCTCGTTTCATTTCTTTAGCAGCATATTCATGTCGACTTCTAATGGTATCCGCAGCAGCTTTCTTACTAGCGCTTGATCCGGCCCAACCTTTATTTAAGTTGTTAATTTCCTCAGCGCGTTTACGGAATAAATCTTTAACGGATTCCCCACGTTTATGAAGAGCATCTAATTCTCGATCCGTATTTTTGTTTCTCATACGGATACGTTCAAAATCTTTATGTATAGCTTCATTACGTTGTTTAACAGCCAAGTTATTTGCCGCAACACGATCCCAGTTACCCTTCAAATGATTAAACCCTTTATAAGCGCCGTATGCAGCAAGACCAGCGAGAGCAGCTCCACCTACAATTTTAGCACCCGTAGCATGTCTAGGATGGTATCCTTTATTAATATACTTCTTAGTATAAAATTCTTTGGATTTTCGATGCCCCCAACGCATACCCTTAGTCCCAAAATGCTCTATGACATCATTAGAAGATTGAATTGAAATGTAATTAGACATTTTTATCTACCTCCCATTTTTTTTACGCTCAAGTTTCTTAGCTTTCATGGCATATTTATTTGCATTATAATATCCCATAACTTCTTCTGTGGTTGTTTTCTTACCCCCAACTTTATGACGCCACTCATCTGCACGATCTTTACTTTTAGCCGATTTATAGCGCAATTTAGCAATTTTTGTGTTAATATTAGATCTACCATTTTCTGCAATAGATTTTTTCCACGCTTCTTTTGCCGGATTTGAACGTTTATTGTAACCATCTTTGATTTTAGAATACTCATCTTTGTATGTGGTATTATTTTTGTTGGAATTAATTTTAGCTTTCAACTTATCCATTTTGGTTGAACGCATAAAACGTTTTTGATTACTTGAACGGATCAATGATGGTAGACCTACAGCCGCTAACCCAATGGCGCCCGCAACATCTTTAGCCTTGTTTAGAGTGGTATGTTGATTTCGTTTTTGTAATCTTAAAATTCGCTTTTGAGCTCTATTTGCGGAACCAGCGCCAACAACATAATTACCACGCATTCTTTGTCCCCATTTCATACCTTTGACTCCATGGTGTTCTATAATGTCATCAAAGCGGTCCGTATGGATAAGTTCATTTTCTGAAATAATAATCATTTTATCCTCCTGGATAGTTAATATGTTTATTGAGTTCACTTAATACTTTCAAAGTGTTATAGTACTCTACCCTCAAAGACAATAACTCTTTTAAAATAAGAAGTATACCAATAAATAAAGCGAGGTCTATGATAAGCATCACAAACCCCGCAAAGTAAACCCAAAAATTCTTACGCTTCAACAGACTCTTCCTCGAATTTAATTCGAGCAATATCTTTTACAGCAGGATTAGGTAGGGTAACATCGCCATTATAGCGACACACAATAACGTGTTCGCCTTCTTCGAATACGTCAGATTCCATATGACGGACGATTTGTAATTCATTTGAGAAGAAGATTTCACCTTCAGTATTCCCAACAATTCCGATAAATAATCCATCATTTACAATCAAGACATCACCGAATTTACGTTCGTCAGTCACTACGCGGAAATCATTGTCTTCCAACCAAGCAACTACGTCTTCAGCAATCTGAAACTCAAATTCTGGGTCAGTAAGCCCACCGTATTTTGCAGCCATTTTGAACGCTTGCTCATTGGTTAGTTTGAGGTTCTCACCTTCACGCACAGCGTACCATGCGATGATTTTTGATACATCTACTGTCATAATGTTCCTTTCTATTAAGAAATTTTGAATGGCCAAGAAATCGCTTTACCATTTTGACCCCATTCACCATTATTCATAAAGGTTGTTAGGGGTTCGCCATTGTAAACCATTTGTTGGTTGAACTGCACAATGACCAATTTACCTTCTTCAGCAACCTCAGTATGAGATTCGTCCAAGAATGTAGCGATTTCATTGCGCTCATAAGTCTTACCAACTTCAAGACGAGGAAGAAGTGCTGCGAGTTTCTTGTAAACAATGCCGTAGTGTACATTGTCAGACATGACAGTGTTCAATACCATAGTCTCGATAAAGTCATCACGGCGTTTGTTTTCTTTCTCAGTTTCAGAAATATTTTCAACCAATTGATCAACGCGTTTGGTTGTTTCTGTGAATTCAATTTCTGCAAAGTATTCCTTATGCCAAGCTTTCAAACATTTCTTGATATATTCTTGTTCATTAGATTGATTGGGTTCATGCAAACCCTCCAAATGAATTGAAATAATGTTAGTTGGCAAATCAGTATACAATTCAAACAGAGTCTTTTCAGGAACTCCTTGTGCATTAAAAATTGGATACGATGTTCTGATTCTAAATCTACTCATGATCTAGCTCCTTTTGTAATTGTTCTTGATGAGCGACGATGTCTCGCTCAAGCTGCATTTGTGCAATAATCTCATCCTTCTGATTTAAACGAAGATTGAGTTCGATATTTTGTACATAAAGACGACCGATAGTGTTCGTCATCTCTTCGATGAGTTTTTGCGCAACTACCTCGTCTTCATTATGTTGATTTTGTTCTTCCATATTTCCTCCTATGAGTCAAATCCTCCATGCCAACTAACTTGTGTTTGAGCTTTCTTCATCGGTACATACCAAGTGTGGTTTTGTCCAGAGCCATCATTTACATATAACCACCCACTAGAACCATATTCATTAGTTTGACCGCTAAATGTGATCAAGAACATTCCACGAATACCATAAATAGCGACATCTCGTCGACGAGATGGTCTTAACGGATAATCTTGATACAAATTTGTCATTACAGGAACATAGTCAGTACTATTAGTAACTCGACCATTGAATTGTGTAGGGCCTGAATATCGTCCATTAGAACGTATAGTAACATCGGTTGTTACGCCGCCTTTTCTAAGGATATCCAAACTACCATTACTAAAGGTCATCCTAGTATTACCAATATCTAGACCTGCTGTAAATACATTGTTGAATATACCATTAACCGCGGTTATTTTACGGAATTCTCCTTCCAAACCAACAAGCTTATTGGCATTAAGATTGACTATATGCCCATCTATAATGGATGCATTTGCTATTTTTGCTTTGTTAATAGCCGCATCCGCAATCATCGAGTTCTTAATGACTGCATTATGAATTAACGCTTGCCCATCTATTTCTATGTTCTTACCTTTAATGCGAACCCCATCAGGACTCGCATTGATCTCCGTAATAAGTTCTCTTGAACCAGATAGAATATTAACGGCATATTGAGTGCTTGTTTGACGGACAAGTGATGTAATTGCGTCGGAGTTATTAGGAGAATATACAGATGATATCTGATCTCCTTCCACAAGCATTATATCATATATCGCAAAACGACCACGACCGTTTAACCATACGTAAAAAGGATACAGATCAATATTCCCCTGATATAAAGAAAAATAAGATTTCTGATCTATTGTTTTTTTAACCCGAATTCTACTTTGTTTATTTGGGGTCTCACTGCTAGGAACATGGTAAAAAGTAACATATTTGTTATCATTATGGTTCTTTAATTGTACGCCAATAGAAGTTTCTCCGGGATAAAATTCCCATATAACAATTTCAAAACTAATAGTGTACTTTTTATTTGGATGTAAAGAATTTATAGTAAGCGGTAGTGTAAATCCTCCCCACGAATTGTTTTTTGAATTGGAGGCAAGTTGAATGCCCGCAGTATTAAGAACTGTTAACGATATATTATTCTGACCAACGGGTTTCATTGTTTTGAATGTATCAGTGTCCTTAATCAAATTCTGACGACGGACGTCAACATTCGATATCATGGTCTGAAACGAGTCGTTTGTCATTAACATATTAGCTATGTTTGTCGACAAATCTCCCTCTGTTCTACCCAAAGTCCTACTAAACAAATCTACTCGTTCTTTAACAACATTATAGTCTGTCAATTTATTATTGATTTGAGTAAGACTGGTTTGTCTAGCATTAGCTTCTTGTTGGACGATAGATTGGGCGTAACTCTTAGTCGCGTCATTCGCACTGGTGATTGCCTGACGGATCATACCAGAAGATTGATTGACACTACTTGATATGATACCATTAACGTTACTTGTAACGCTGCTAGAAATCCTATCCTCAGATATTTCAATCTGACTTATAGTGAATTTTTTCAATTCCTCTTTAGCTGTATTAACTTCTAAAGTTATTTTACCAGGGATATTCTCAACCTTATTTGTGACTGTTGTAAGACCATTCTCTAATGTACCCAAAGTTCTCTTTATAACACTCAACTGTCCGTCAATACCCTCTTTATAGACAGCAATGGATTGTTCTATATCATTAGAGTTTGGATGCCAATCGGATAGTACGTTACTTTCTTCCAGTTGAACTCCGGATATTAATACCCCAGAAGTTCCACCAACCTGTATCCTAGCTATAAAATCAAGATTAGTAGTACCGGTTGTAAAGGTGACATAATATCGGTTCCACTCCTTAGTTTCGGTGCGCCAACCATTATTGTACCCATCACTATAAATAGGAAGCGCCTCGGCTCCGGGATAAATTTTAATAATATTTATTACGGAATATCCAGGATTACCTAACCTTGCATAGAATGAGAAAGTATAAGTAGTATTCGGTTTTAGATCAATTAAGCCACTTTTATACTCCGTAAATTCCGCATTATACAAATGCCTAGCTGGAATTTTACGATTGTAGTGACTAAATATATCTGTAGAAAGTCTACCACCTATCCAATATTCGTCGGTCATCTCCATTACTCCCTTAAGGATATTAGTGCTACCGATACGAAGTTGTGAGAATGACTTTTGAACGCCTCGCTCCATATCTTTAATGTCTTTTTCGACCTTAGTGATAAGAGCGCGACTGCTATTTAATGACTCTTGAGCAATTTGGACAATACGATTATTCAAATACTGTCTTGTAGAGTTGAATTCATTCTCAACATGCTCCAATTTTGATTTAGCGGTTGCTAACTCAGACTCGATTGATTCTTTGCTCTCAGCCAAGAAGTTGAAAGCATCGTCAGTAATGTCAGCAAGCTCTCCGAAGATAAGATCCATATCTAGTGAGTACTGATCGAGCTCGTCTCTGACAATTGCAAATTGTTCGTCGATTTGTTCCTGTAGAACTTCCCCGAAATCACTTGGCAAAATAAGAATCCACTGCATACCGTCGTAACGGTACATATCGACCTTACCTTCACCAACATCTTTAAACCAAAGATCATTTTCTTTCAAACCTTCGGCAGGAGGCTCATCAGGACCATAGAAATTACGGTTATTACCGTTCGCACTTGTTAATACGCTATTGATAGCAGCGTCATATTCGCCAAGAGCTTCATCTGCAGCACGTTTAGCAGCATCTTTGTATTCACCTCGTTGACTATCAGCAAGCGTCGATGGTAAATTATCTTCGCTGGTAGCAACAATCTTAAGAATGCGTTTAGCCAAACAGTCGTATTCAATCTCAACAATTTTAAGTGTTACATCAATATCTAATTTAGGAACATAGATATCGATTGTATCACAAAGCATAACTCTATTGAGAGCGTTTAGAATACCTCGTTCGTAAACAGTTGTGTCCGCTAAAGGTAACATATCGACTTCAATAGTAATATTGGGAATATCGACTTTAGGATTGTCATCGAAATATGTTGCCGCTTCAGAATCGACCATAGCTTTAGTAATGACAAATTTTGTCTCTTCTTTAATTTGAGCTTGTCTTTGAGCACGTCTAGCTTTTTCTTCTTCACGAGCAGCTTTCTCAATAGCACGTTGCCTCTTGGCATTATTACGCTTTTGTTGTTGCGCATTCCATTTAGCTTCCGCTTCTGATTCTCGTTTAGCATATGCCGCATCCGAAGCGGCATAACGAGCTTGTTGTTCGGCCGCTCTTTGAGCTTTAGATTTTCGTCCGCCTCCAGAAGATTGTCCACGTTTTGCTATGGATGCCGCTCGTGATGCAGCACGTTTACTTTTTTGTTCTTCATGATTACGAAGACGTTCACGTTCTCTAGCATCCTCAGCAGCTTGGCGCTCTTGTTCTTTACGTTGACGTTCAGCTCTATCAGCAGATCGATTACTATTTTTCTCAGCCTCTAATTTCTCTTTACGAGCTTGTTTTTGTGAAGCTTTTTCGTCATTGAATTTAGAAGACAGATCGACCGCGACAATACGTTTAACATAATAATCGTCGTAATGATCTGATCGAACGACATCACCATAGACGGTTACTTCCTTCTTATTTTCACCTTCAGGAGTGTATTTAGCATAAGGTAAAATACGAGTGTATTTACCATGCATGTTTGTCTTGATTTTGATGTTCTTTAGATTCTTACGAGGACGAATGGTTGTGACATGTTCACGACCCCTTAGTGTAAAGAGATCAATACGGTTTTTACCATACTTAATCTCTCCGCCAATCTCAGAAACGATTGAATGCTCTGATCCGTTAAGAAAAGCCAAGAGATTTGTGATTTTGTAGTTTTCAATAGGCGCTCTAGTTAAAATATTTGATCCTAGTTGATACTTGATTGGATCCATAGCATATGATTGGATATTTCGCCAATGATCTCTAGGGTCTCCAGAACTAAGGGCAAATGGTTTAACAAGATTACCAGAAAGTTCATCAGCTTTAGTAACAGCTTTGATTGTAAGATGGCCCGCAGCTAAATCACTAGCCACTTCATAAATTCTAAATGGGTGCGGAGCATCATAATCGTTAGGTGCAACATAAATATATCGGTTTTCCTTCAGTTCAGTAGCGTATTCTCCCTGAATTGGATACTCCATTTCAAGTTCAAATTTACCATTACGAACTTCGGTCACGACACATTTTAAAACATCGTCAAGAATACCCAACCCATTGGAGGTAAATTCTTGTTCGTGTTGTTCGAAAAGAGTAATACTCATACAAGAGTCCTCCAATTAGGTTTGATATACATTTTTTCTGGAATTGTAGATGTAGTGTCCGCCGCCGGGCGTTGCCATTGGATGAAATTATTTCCTGGAACCATGATAAAGAATTCTTTACCAATAGTTCTATCGTTTAAATTTCGATAACCATTAATATCTTTAGAAAACGTTGAAAATGTTTCACTATCGATAAATACAGTTTCGTTATTTAAATCTCTAAAACTAAGAGAAATATCATTCAACCGAATTGTAATACCACCTTTTACTCCAGAGAAACGAACTGTTGGTTTGGACGTATAATGAGTTTCATTAACAAAACGTCCATTATTTCCAACTTCAATTTCATTGTTATCAACCAAATATTTATATGGCTGACATTTGAGTTTGATAATAACTTCCATACATCCTTCGTAATATGATTTATTAGAGAATTTTATTTCCGTCATTATAACGCTATATACGTGTTTTTCATCGAAATATGGAACCAGAGACAACCAATCTCCACTACCGTGATTAAAGAAAGTGTGTATAGCGGTTCTTGCTTCTGACAACTTTTCAAAGTTATCGCCATGAGAACTACCATCATAAAAACACTTAAGTTCAAATTCAGTTGGCTCGTATCCATCATCGTCGTATACCAGTTCCCCGTCGTAGGAAACTGGCGATACAAACGACAATCTTCGCTTAGGAGTTTGGATATCTGGTCTTTCTTCGATCAATAAATTTAGTCGTTCGGAACTAATTCCGTTGACTGTAAAATATCCTGCTTTCAATTACCAGAATACCTCCTCACCTTTACTTCTTCGATTTTGATCATCAAAATCTTTAATATGTTGTTGGATCTCTTTCGCAAGAGATTTCGCATTGACTGGTTGACCATTGGTATCAACTCTAACATTAACATTAAATTCTTTGTTAGAATTATCATTGTTAATTGTTGTTTGCTGAGTACCATTAGGAACTCCAGAATATGATGGTTTTGGAAGAGACTTGTTCATCTCTCCAATATTTACATCATAATCTTTCAATTTGAATTTATCTAATTTGCTTGTATCCACGATAGGAGTGATCTTAGGAGAATATGACATGTCGTCAACAGCGACGTCAAGCATATCACCAACAGAATTCACAGCAGAAGAAACAGCTTCAGCAAAGATTTGTCCTTGTGAAACAGCTCCATCAGCAGCTTTAGAAAATCCAGATTTAAATGTTTTGGTCATTTGTTTAATTGTAGATGGCATTTCATTTGCAATACCCATAACAACCCCTTGAGGGATAAACTTACCTACATCTTTAGCAAATAACCTTGATGGTGAATGAATATCCGCAGCAGCACGAGCAGCTTCTCGAGCTTTATAGATGATTCTATTAGCAGCAGACTCAATTTCCCACATGTTCGCGTACATACCAGATGCTATACCCGCAGAAATATAGTAACCTACATTGTAACCTGAAGATCTAGCAGAACCAGTATATGATCCAACAGTACTAATAATTTGACTCATACCGGAATATACGTTATTTGCAGCAACACCCATACCATTTTGGATAGATGAGGACATTACCGTCATCATAGATGAGATAATTTGAGATACTGTTGAACTCATTTTGGTGAACTGAGAATTTATTTCAGTTACTCTAGAGCTGATTGTTTGGGACACTCCACTCATTCCTTGAGACATATCTCTTGATATTTGGGAGATACTTCCGGAAATAGATGTGGAGATTGTGCTGAATGATGCTTTAGCTTGATCCGCAACTGATGACATTGACGTTGAGATAGAATTTACAACACCGGTCATGCTAGTTTGAACCGCACCAATAACAGTTTCCATTGAACTAGATACTGCGGATGATACAAGACCAAATCCAGCGCCTACAGCAGATGCAAGAGCACCAATAGAGCTATCCATAGTTGTTTGGACGTTAGCCATACCATTTTGGACGGCCATAACCATACCTTGCATACCTGTTTCAGTCGCAGCTGTTAAGATTGCGAAAGATTCGGTTGAGTTTGATATAGAGGAGAAGAACTCACCCATCTGTGTTTGTGCATTTAAGAGAGATGTCTTAAATGTTTCAACACTAGTGTTGATTAAGTTGAAGTTTTCCATTAGGAAAGTGATGCTATTTTGAATGTTGATGAATCCAAGGTTAACTGCTTCCATAGCGCCGACCATAGTTTGGAATTGACCTATAGCGGTTCCGAAAGAAGACAAGATAGCACTCATCATTCCAATCAAAGTATTAACAGGTCCCGACAAATTCAAGAATGCAGTAGAAGCAGACTCAGCAGATGTCGAAATGTTTGTAAATTCTGTTGATAATGTTTGGAACGCTGTTGCTGCAAGGGATCCTACGCCAGAAATAATCGTTAGAGATGAAGAAATAATAGTCAATGACGTAGATAAAGTCAAGATATTACTTGCTGTATCTCCTAGAGTTGAACACGCTTTAGCAAGAGTTTCGATGTCTGTAGTAAATCCTTGTAAGTTACCTGCATATGCCGATGCTCCAAGTTTTGCAACTTCTACGGTTAGAGAAGCCAATCCTGTAGCAGCAGTAGCGCCATGTTCACCAACAAGTTTAACACCTTCACCGAATGCTTTAAATCCTTCACCAAATGATTTGGCAGCATCACCTACGGCTTTGATAACATCAGCAACACCGTCTAGAGCTGTCTTAATACCAGTACCAATAGATTCGAAAATCTTACCGACACCTTCAAGAGCTGTCTTAATACCTGTACCAAATGACTCAACAACTTTACCAACACCTTCAAGCGCAGTTTTAACACCTTCACCAAATGACTTGAATACTTCTCCGACACTTGTTAAGACACCGCTAATAGCTTCGCCAGCAGTCTTAATGACATTTGCCACACCATCGATAATATTAATTACTCCAGTAATAACAGTATCAATAGCATCTGCCATAATTCTAAATACTTCGACGATAGCATTAACAATTGTTTGGATTGTTGCGTGGGTCGAAATAATAACGTCTGCAATAGAACGAATAATATCTTTGATAGCGTTCACCGTCGCAATGATTGCTTCTGCCACAACTGTTATAATTGTAGCAATGCTCTCAAATAGAACCTTAAGACCTTCCATAAGTGGAGTAAATATAGGTTCGATAGCACTTGCTAAGTTTGATAAGAATTCCGTTATCATTGTACCTACAGGAGTTAAGATTTCAACAATCTTCTCGAGTAGTGGTGCTAATAAACCGCCTAATACAGATAATAGGGCATCACTAATAACCATAAATAGGTTCTGCAAAGCAGGAATCAATCTATCTCGTACACCAATAAGCGCATTAGCCAAACTCTCTATGAATTTGACAGCTAGCTCAATAGCGGTTTGAACGAGAATATCGATATTCTCAATAAGTCCTTTAGCGAGCTCGACAAGCATCTCTACAGAAGCTTTAACCAACTCAGGAGCATTTTCTTTGATACCGTTTACCAAACCAATAACGAGTTTAAATGCAGCATCTACAATAAATGGTATTAAAACAACTAATCCATTAATAGACTCTTTAACAACAGAAACCCATGCCTGAATTAATATAGGAGCACTTTCTGCAATAGCTTTAGAAAATGATACCATTCCTTCAGCAACAGTCTTAAATGCCTCAGGAGCTATTGCAGCTAGTTCTTTGATTGCCGTAACAAATGCCAAGAAACCAAGACCGGCAATAAGTACAGAAGACGCGGCCAATATAGAAGATATACCAAAAGTTATCAACGTTTGTGACAATATCATCAGACCAGGTGCAACAACTTGTGCTAAGGCACCTGCGGCTAGCAATATAGCCAAGTTACCTGCTAATGCTAATAACGCTACACCAACAGCAACCAAATTTAGAGTCGATAACAACATAATAGGGATTGCCAACATATTTAATGCTACGGCCATACCCATTAATTGCAATACACCACTTGTAGAACCGACTTTATCAATGATAGCCATAGCAGCAACCATTGCTCCGAGAGTAGCTATAATAGCCCCTGTAGCAGCAAGGATACCTGTCCATGGTTGAGCAGCAACACTAGATAGCGCCGATCCAACAGCATAAAGAACTGGAGCGAATACCGCAATACCACCAAGAGTTGTAACATCAGGTTGAATATGGTCAATTATAGCAGTCATTGCCGTTAGGGCACCAAGAACTAAGACAATACCACCCAAACCTACTAGCATTTGTTTCCAGTCAAGTTTACCGATTTGGTCCATAGATGTTCCAATAGCAATCAATACTGATGCAAATGAATCAAACAATATTCGAAGTTGTCCAACCTCAGCGAAGTTTTTAACAGATCCGTTAATTATCTTAGCAGTGTACGCCATAGCTAAGAATACTGCAGAAATACCAGCAGAAGCAGCAAGTAAGCTAGTCCATGGTTTATCCGCAACTTTCGTTAAATTATCAGCGACAGCCGTTAACATTGCTGTTAGAATAATCATTGATAATGCTGCTCCGGCATTGAATTTGACTTTCTTCATTAGTGCAGCGACGCCAACTAAAGAGAATAACATTATTTCAACAGATGCAATACTCTTAACGAGTTGTTCTATTGAGAGTTTTGTCAACGGCTCTATAGCTTTAGTTATAGCATATATTGCTAAACCAAAGGCAACAAGAACCATAGCAGAAGACATATTTACTTTAGCCTTCTTCATAAGGTGCGATACACCGACTAAAGAAAGAAGTAAAGCTTCTACTCCAGCCATACCAAGTAAAAGCATATCCCATTCCATAGTACCTAAGTCAATAACAGATTGAGACAATAGCCAAATAGATATACCAAAAGCAATCATTCCAGCCATAGCACTCTTATCGATCTTAACTTTTGTCATAATTCTGCTTGCAATAGCTAAAGATTCTAGGAGCGTTACCACAGAAGAGGTAGCTGCTAGAATACTATCCCAGCTTAATGCAGCGATTTTGATTACTGAGGAAGTAAGGATACGTATTGCGATAGAGAAGACTATTAGATTGGCTAATGCACTCTTAGCTACGTGAACTTTACTCATTACTCTAGACGCTATAGCCATAGCAGCCATAAGAGTAATTACCGATCCGACTGCAGCCAATAATTGAGGCCATTCTATCTTCGCAAGAGCTTTAACAGACCAAACAAGTATTCGAATGGATATTGCAAATGTTATAAGATTAGCAATAGCGCTCTTAGTAATATGGACTTTATCCAAATACTTAGTAACTTTAGCTAAACTGAAGATTAAAGTTCCTACAGCAGGTAATGCATATAACAACTTCTCAGGTTCTAGTTTTGCAATAGCTTTAATAGACCAAACTAAAATACGAACAGCAAATGCGATACCAATCAATTGCATTATTTTCGCTTCGGAGCCTTCTAGTTTGTCAATATACTTAAGTGCTCGAACTAGTCCATAAATAGCAGCATAAGTTCCACCAATAGCTTCCATGAGTTTATCGGTAGGAATCTCGGCCATCTTAACCATAGCGCTAGCTAAAATACGGATAGCAAATGCGATACCAATCAATTGCATTGCAGATCCTTTAGTAATTTCTGTAACACTCATTACTTTAATAAGTTTTAACAGAATTCCGAGTGCGGAACCCAAACCGAGCATGCCTTTAGATAAATCTTTCATTTCTATTTTTGAAAGTCTATCGATAGATAATGCCAAAATACCCAAAGCAATCGCAATCATCAATAATGATCCGATTTTAATACTTTGCGTAAACGAGTTAATAGTTCCTTGGAGAGAAGTAAATACACCTTTAACTTCGTCAATGATGTTTGTTCCGGACTCTTTAGCACCAGAGAACATGTTTTTGAATTTCTCAATTACCATGTCAATGACGCTACCTTTAGCGTTCTTGAACTTAAGCCATTTATCGAAAGCAAATAAACCAATAATAGCTTTGATTATACTTCCAATGTTAAATGACGTATAAGCATCCTTAAGGCCTTCATATCCGGATTTGAAACTATCAACAATAGCCGTCCAAGCTTGAGAAGTTACTTCACCTATTTTATTCAAAGCCGATGAAAGTTTCTCGCCAGCTTTTGCAAAAATATTAGCTGCTCCTGAGAATATTGCCTCAGCATTTCCAAATGGATTAGCTAAGGTTTTTAATTTAGAGAAAACCGCACTAAAAGCAGAACCTATCTTGCTAGAAACTTTTCCAAGAACATTTCCTATTTGCTCAAATTTATTTGAGGATAGGACGAACTTTTCAATAGCTCTAACAAACGTCAATACTTTTCCGGTAACATCAGACAATGTTGTAGCGAATGTAACAAGACCCTTACTGTCGCCAAACTTAGAAAATCCGCGAAGGATATCTTTTATAATAAATATAGCAATACGACCAAGAGTCACAATTATATTAAATACATTGGCTAGAGTTTTACCAAGATGATAAAATACAACGTGAGCATTTGTGTTTGATCGCAAAGACTCCATAAATCTAGCTATAGAATCTGCGGCAGTTCTTATAGGTAATAATATACTTCCAGAAGCGTCGCCGACGGCTTTCATACCAGAAAATACAGTCTTTAGAGCCCATCCCAAAGTAACAAAAGTTTGACCTACCATTTTACCGATACTATTTAAAGTATTGAAAAATAGTTCATTCTTTTTAATACCCTCGGTTATAGACTCTAAAGCTTTAGTGAAAGTATAGAAAGTTTTAGCAGATTGTTTATAATCGCCAATTACAGATCTAAAACCTTCACGGAATTTAGTCATAGCCTTGAATACAATTTCAAAACTGTTTTTAATAGAGTTGAAAAATGCTTCTTGACCACCCATATCCTTCCATGTTTTAAGCATGGCGTTTCGATAGTTACCAAGACTACGTTCCATGCCAAGAACTTCATCCCAGTATTTACCTTGGTCGTCACTAATAAATGGGTTGACAATATCACCGATACTTGTCCACATTTCTTTGGCTTCTTCAAATCCACCTAGGAAATATTCCCAAGTTGTTGCCCATCCAGAACCGATAGCTTCTTGAACAGTGTCAACTAACTGACCGAAGGATTTAACTTTGGTTGCGGCATCAAGCATTGACTCGTCTTCGGAGAACTCACGCAAAGTTTCGAGCAAGACTTCGGATGTTAACCAACCATCTTGTAGAGACTCACGGAATGATTTGGTCATGTTACGAGCTTTACCGAGTTTCTCGGCAGTTTGCGTCAATCTATCCTGGAATAATTTACCACCCATACCGGCGTTAACCACTGAGTTCCAGTCCTGTAGACCTACACGTCCAGCAGCGAGTGCTTGAGACAACTGATACATTGCTGTTGAGGCTTGTTGAGTGTTTGAACCAGATGCAGCAGCCAAGTTAGAAATACCCTTGATAGCTGTTGCTGATTTATCCAAACTTACACCAGCCGCAGTAAACGTACCAATGTTTCGTGTCATGTCTGCAAATGAATAAATGGTCTTATCTGCATAGTCATTCAAAGTTTCCAATGCCCCAGAAACTTTACGCATACGAGTTGAAGAATCTGGAATTTCCCACTCGGTATTGGTCATAATTGTTTGGATTGACCCGAGTTTATTCTTATACTCTTCCAAACCATCGCCATATCCTCTAAAGAATTGTCCAGTAAATGACATGGCTTTTTGCATCATTCCGCCCAGAACATTACCTAAAGCAATATCCATAACAGACAATGAATTCTGCACAGAAGATGCGGCGTTAGCGAATGCATTTGATAGAGGACTCGCATCGAATCCTCCAATCTTAGAATTTAACCCATCAATTGACTTAATTGAATTGGGAAAGCCTTCGTGATTATCTGCCTTTTGGAAAATGCCCTTTAGACGTGATAGAATCGAAGATGTGTTAGCAGTCTTGCTATCAATATCTGTATTCATTCTATCAATAGACCGTCCTCCTCCAGACATATCAATGTCTTGAGTGCTTCGTGAGAAAATTCCTTTAAGGCGAGATAGTAGTCCTTCAGACTTTTGCGTCGATTTTGAAATTGTGTCATTCATAGTTGACATGTCTGAAGCTATGTTATTAGTAGCATCTTTACCGTTGACTTTAGCAAAAGCTTCTTTCAGTCTGTTGATAGCAGCAATCGCTTCGTCAGCATTCTTAGAAAATCCTTTGTTGTCTAAGGTGACTTTGGCTACTTTTTCGTCTACATATCCGGCCATAGGTTACCTACCTTTTCTGCATCAATTTTTTAACAGTTTCTAAAGCTTGAGTATCAATTGAATCAATAGTTTTACCTGTCGAATTCATTTGACGTTTAGCTTTTGCGAAATTATCGGCAATTGTCGAAATCTTACGTTTAGTATCTGCTATAGACTCTGGTTTTCTTCGTCCAAGAATTCCAGGTTTTTGTTGAGCAATTTTCAGAATATTATCTGCATAAGAATCTGCGTTTGATTTAGAAGCCTGTTTAGCGGTTTTCTTTAAAATTGCTTCGTCCATTTGTTTTGTAAAACGCTCGGTATCTTTACGATGAGCTTCTTTTACAACATCCTTAATTTTTCCGCCAAAACCTTTGATTTTTGAGTTTTTACCAGATTTTATCTGTTCGTTAGTTTTACGGATTTTATTAAGCTGTTCTGCGGCTTTTTGCAATCTCTTTTGATCAAGATAACGAGAAACACCCTTGTATCCTTTATATCCTAGATATGTACCAAGCGCTGCACCTCCTACGATAGCTGCAGTTTTAGCAGCTTTTTCGATTTTTAATCGCTTTTCAGTTTTAGCGGCAGCACTATTCATATCATACCCTTTGGATAGGTATTTATTCATAAGATGTTCTCGACGATTTCTTCGACCCCACTTCATGCCTTTTATTCCGAAGTGTTGGATCGTGTCATTATATTTCATATGAATCACCTATTTGAAATAATCTTCAAGTATCTTCTCTATAGTTTTCTTATAAACGGAATTAATTGCTTTATCAATATATGGTCTTGGTGGAACATACCCTCCTGTTCCGGTACCGTGGCCATAGTGAATTAGCATTGCCACATTAACTCCATTATTTAAATGACTATTGTATATCTCTAAATCAACACCTCGAGAAGTAGGTATCAATCTATAACCCCATGATTCTGCGGTTTCTCCAGAATCTTTTGGAGTAGCATCTTTCAATGCTTTAACAATAGCTTTGCCCAAAATATCCATATTGGTTGTTCTAGGTCTTGTTAAAATTTTTTCCAAATGTCCGAAATCTCCAGAAACTGATATAGCCATTAGTTACCAATCCTTTCTGCGATTTTTCTAAGTTGTTTTTCTTTATCAGCATCACTTAGTTTGGAACTAGATGCAACTTTGAGAACTTTATTAGTTAACAAATCGTTATCCCTATTATTTTTAAGGAGTCGTTTTGTTTCTTTATAAGAATTCTTCAAACTTCGTTTTTCATTTCGATAACCTAAAACACCAGACATTCCATAATTAAGAAAATCTTTATTCTTAGTAAGTACACCTAAACCAAGAGAAACAATTCCAGAATTTTTTAGAGATCTAGAAAACCTACCCGGACGATTTTTCTTATATCGACGTTTAGCTTCTTTTAAACGTTTCTTATAATATCTCCTGTTTCTGATTCTATCTAATGTATATCGGGTTCTTACACCCCATTTCATACCTTTGACACCGAAATGTTCAATAGTATCAGAAAAGGAGACTGCAATATAATTATTTTCCATGCATTCTACTCCTTGCAGCAGCTTCTTGTTTTCTTCGATTAGCAAGAACGGTCTTGCGGTGTTCTTCCATAACTTCAGCTTGAGACATTTTCTTAGGAGGTTCTTGTAATGATCCAACACAGTTTAGAAGCATGATTAATTTATTTAGATTTCGGTCTTCCCATTCAAAAGGAATATGGTTTAAGGCCATGTATCCATAAATTATTTCAGATGTGTAAATTTTCTTACGATGATATCCTCCTCCAGAATTTTTAGACTCTGGCAATACTGTAGCTGACGGTGTATGTTTTAGATACTTTATGATTTCTTCCATATTCTCTTGAGAAAGCGAGTCGACATCAAATTCTTCATCACAAATAATTTTAATAAAGTCCAGCATTTCTTCTGGAGAAATATCTTTATCATTATCTATGAATCTTTTCTCATGTTTACTTTCCCACTTATCCAAATTCTTAAGAGTATATCTAAAGGTCAACTCTTTACCAGGAGAAGAAATAAATTCTTCTTTCTCGTCGTCCCAATATTCAGTATCATCGAGTCGCAAAGTTAGAAATTCTTGCGCCATTTTCACACCTCAAAAAATTTAAAAATAAAAGGGACATGCAATATGCACATCCCCTTACAGCTTCTTTTTTACTGAACAGCGCTCACAGCATTTTCAGCTTTGTTGATTCCACGAATATGAGCAGTAATTCCTGTAATGAATGTTTCAAGAACTTTGCGACTTTCATCATGGAAATCTTCAATCAAAGCATCATATGCAAGAGATTGTTTGAATTCTTCGCGAATCTGATCGTTCTTGATAAAACGTTTACCGTCTTCAGAACGAACACCATAAGCACTAATGACAATGTCATTAAGAATAGCGTATACTTTCTCGATGTCCTTGTCTTCAACAAGTTTTTCGATGTGTTTAGCCATGTCTTCTTTACCATAGCGAGCTTGAAGATCGATCAATTCCATACGGTTAAGGTTGAAATAAAGAGTTTCGACTTGAGTTGCACCATCAAAGTCTTCGTATTGAACTTTCTGTTTTAGCATGTATGAATACCTCCTTTGTTAATTAAGACAACAATTCTTTAACTTTGTCTGGAAGTGGCAAGTAAGCTTGTTCGGTGTCAGTACCGTACAAAGCGTCTTCCAACTTCTTAAGTTTTTCTGGTTCAACGTCTGTTGACACGATTGTCAAAGTTGAAACCGGCTTGTGTCCTGTGAATTTAGCAGGAGTTGATTTAACTGACCAGCTTGGGTTTTGTGGTTCTGGTGATTCATTCACAGTACTGTAATCACGTTCTGATGGAGCAGCTTTACATCCGTACCACAAGTGGATCTTGTATCCAAAGTTTTCACCTTTTACGTCATTACCAAGAATCGATTTGAATGCAAATCCAAATGGTTGACGAGCTTGACCGTGAGCACGAAGACCTTTAACAGGTTCTGCCATACCGTCACAAGCATCAAATTCTTTTGGTGAGCTGAATGCTTCAATAGTACCTTCAAATTTTTCAGGTCCTGTGATAGAGAAGAATAGCATGTTATCAGCATAGTGTTCGCTAGCTTCAGCACCTGTAGGGTTTTCTTTAGCAGAAGTGATACCGTTCCAAGCTACACCTTTAGGGTAGTTACCAGTTTCATCTTGTGGATAAAGAACCGCTTCAGAGACACCGGTTTCATAGAAACGTTTTCCAATTTCATCGAATACGAGTTTTGCCATTAGGCCTTACCTCCAGTTGTAATTTCTAAGATTGTATGGTTCATGTTATCAACAATGAACTCGTGTTGATATCGACAATGGGGATTGTCCAATAACACATCGATTATCGGAGAATCCACACGTTTGTCAATAATTGTCAATTGATAAGTTTCATGCGAATAATATCGGGTATTGCCCGCATGTCTCTTATGAATACCATGTCGTCTATATAGAATACATGGATATGTTAATTTGCTACTTGAGTTTGGATTATAGATGATTTTATAAGATTCCCCAAGTTTAGTTACTGCTTTCTCCAGCAAGTCCTGGATATGCATTCGCTTGCTCATTATATAATCCTCCTAAATCCAAAATAATTCGTGGAGATTTAATAGCATAACGCTCAACCTTCCACTTCTGTCCCATGAATGTAACATATAACAAATTTGTGATGTGCTTCATTAAGAATGGATGGGCAACGATTGAAAGACGATTGGTGATTTGAACATTGTCTATTGTAGATTTGCTGTTATTTTGATTACGAAACGTAGTGTCGTTAATCAGATCACCTTTGATAGGTTTGACAACAATCTTTGGTTCATAGACACCAGGTTCTACTTCGACATCCTCCAATCGAAAACCTGCATTACCCGAATACTTCATTCTTATCCTCCAGGAACTCCTGCACGAGCAGCTTGAGCTCCGGCAGCTTGAGATTGAACATCAGCTTGGTGAGCACGAGGAGCAACAGATGCATCTGGAGTAAAGTATACCGCAGCTTTGGCACGAACAAGGGCACCAGACAAGCGAGTTTCGATAAGGTATTTGTGTTTGTTGAAGTCAATATCGAAGTCTTCGAATGTGTTAACTTCTCCACCTTTGTTTGTACCAATTTGGTAGTCAGCAAGGTTAACCATGATCATTTCTTGTTCTTTGATAAAGTTACTTTCAACAATATCGGCAACGCCCATCAATGATGCGAGGTATTCTTTGGTAGCAGGTTGTTGTCCACCAAATACCCAGTTACCGTTCTTATTGCGCAAGAAGCGAAGTTTAGTAATGAACAATGGGTTGACATACAAAGTAGGAGTTCCAGAACCAAGCATCTTAGTCTTTTGCTCAGCAACGATTTCGAATACGTCCAACATAGCATTTGGATTGTATTTCGCTTTGATTGTGTAGAAGTCTTCGTCTTTAGAAATAGGACGAATTTTGTCTTCTTTGATTTTGTCGTCAGATCCAGTTTCTCGTCCGTCAGAAACCATGATTGCTTGAGCAATTTCATCGTTGAGTTTGATACGCATTTCTTGACGGAAGAAAGCAGCTACGTCCAATTGTTGGCTGATGTCAATAAGGTCGTCACGGTCAATTGATTGTTTTTTATAGATTGTTTGAGGGTCAGTTTTACGAGAAAGGAATCCAATGATTTGTTCTTTCTTTTCTTTACCCTTGATGTAACCTTTAGCACGAAGTTGTTCGTCAGTAAGGTTTGTAAGGTCGGTCATAAGAGACTTAACAAAAGCAGTTGGCACTTTTGTAACTCGGCTAAGAATATGTTCTGTAGCAGTGTTAGGTGAGTAAAGTACTTGAATGCCACCTTGTAGGGCATGATCTGGGAACAACAAATCAAGGTTGTTCATTGAATGTTTCAAAGTGTCACCGTGCTCAAATTCAGTCAACACTTGACTTAGTTTGCGGCCTGAATCTTTAGCAGTAGCAAGAGCATCTTCAAGTGAGTGACGGATTTCGTCAGTGTTGTTTGACACGTTTTGGAACGCGTTGTAGTGCATAGTGTTTCCTCCTAGGGCTGATTGTTCAATTTCTTCTTCATCGTCGTCGCTATTAGCAAGTTCTTCAAGAATACTATCAACTTGATTTTCAACAGCAGCGTCAAAGTTTTCAGCTACTTGATTTTCAAAGTTTTCCAAAGCAGAATCAGTAGATGCTTCGACCAAGATAGCAACAGCTTCTTGTTGGTCTGGAGTTAGTGTTGATAATACGTCATCAACAATATCAGTAGCTTCTCCTTCATCTGCGTGTTGGATACGGTCGAACAAACTGATGCGTTCTTGACCCACCAATACATCTTGTGATGAGTGAATAAGTTCATTACTTTCCATAATGATTGTTTCTCCTTCTTCGGGATTTTGTGAGTGTTGTAGGACTTCGGTAATAACCGCTCCTGGATTTGCTCCAGCTACAACGAGAGATACTTCATAGATATTTCCATGAATAACGTCATTGCTTGGGGTACGTTTGATACGATTAGCCCCAATAGACATGGACCAGATGTCGCCGTGTTGAACAAGTTCTTTAGCCTGCTGCGCTGATGGTGTACCATTAAAGAATCCTTGTCCATAAACTCCATCGTTTGCATTATGCAATAACACATGACCAATAATGTTGTCTGGATTACTATGATCGTGAGACCATACCAGAGGAACTTTTTGACCATCATTACCAGCAAAAGCACCATGTCGGATAATAACACCGTCGGTACAACGGGTGTCGTTGCGAGTTACGTAACCCGCGAAGTCATACTCGGGATGTTTGCTCATTCCATGATTTTCCTCCATTATTATTTGCCGCCATTTTGAAGATCTTCTTCGCTGTACTCAGGAGGGTAATCAGAGTAAGCTTCCTCTTCAGGGGACCCGACAGACCCAGGTATAGAAACATCTTGTCTTGCATCAGAGATGTTCGGATTGTATAATTTATCGGCCATAGGATCTTCGACAGGTCCATAACCAATAATAGCACGAAATTCGTTTGATGTAAGAATTCTGTTTCGCAATAATGAATCGCCAATTGTAGCTAATTGACCTGTAGGTACAAGTTTGAAAGGATTACTATAAGTATCAATTCTATGACCCTGTGTGTAACCAGTTCTAGTGATGAATTTACGTTGAAATTCTTCTTTAATTCTGGTAACAATAGGATCGATAGTTCGAGTATAATAATTTTGCATTTGATCAGCACTAGCTGTTCCATCTAAAATAGCTTTAGTTAAACCTAGTTGTCCCAACAATTCTTCGGTTAAGTACTTAACCTCATCCATAAGATTAGAATTGATTTGTCGGTTAAGCTGAGTGATTTTTTCGTCAGCACCGATATATGCAATACCCATTTTAGAGTCTTTCAACTGTCCTTCAATATCCCCAATACGAGCATTCGCTTCATTTCGTTTGAGATCATTTCGAACTGGATTGGGAAGTTGGAGAATGATATTCCATTTGTTAGAAATCAACTCCAAATCTTGCTTATCCAAAATCGAAAGTTTTTGTATCAAACGAGTCATAGTAGGATTCTCGGATCCAAGGATATTAGCTAAAGGGTTCTCGATAATAGCACACATTTTCTTTGGTACAATTATCTCTGAGAATTCTCCTTTAGCTTCATTATAAATTTTTACCCGGATTTTAGTTGGAAACCATTCCATTATTTTTCCGACGCGCATTGCTTTGATGTCATACGAATCGGACTCCATAGGATTAATTGTTGCCTCTAAAGGGACAGCAGCAACTACTCCTTCGTCGAATAATGAATAAACCAAATCATGGAAAAAATCTGTGCTAGATTGATCCACATTCATTTCTACTTCAAACAATCGTTGAAGAGAAGAAGACCTTTGAACGACTTGATTTTCTTTTTCCATATCAATCTTTACATGTTGGAATTTAACCATAGATGCATCAATAGCAATTCGGTTAAAAATCATGGAGGAAATTGCTGATCTAGAAAAAGTTCGAGTAGGGATTGAATTGTTTGGATTCAATGCCCTAGGTTCATTAGGAATTTGGAATACTTTTTCGGTTTCCACAAATGATGCGGAATCAGTTTTAAACATAGACCAAGCATGCTTTAGTCCATCGGTAAAAGTGCCCATAACTAAATATGCCTTTCTATCCAAATAAGTCTTGGTTACGCTTATACGCAACCCAAGCATCGATTAACGCAGCAACGTTATCGATCTTCTCATCAGAACGACGTTTAGATAACTTGTAGTTACCGTTGTTGTCCTGAATTGCAACAGTATTACCCATTGCAAATTTCATTAATTCTTCGTCAAATATTAACATACGTTCCATAGCCAAATTCTTTAATTCTCCCATCGGTACAGACTCGGTTTTAGCACCCTGAATAACTTTCTCAACACCGTATTCACCATTGTCTCGAACCCATCTTTCGACGAATTCTCTAGCATTATACGGGTCATATCCAAATGCGTAAACTGTATATTTGTGTTGGTATACGAAGTTGTATACATCATCATATACTCTTTCCATATCAAGAATAACTCCGGGCATAACAACAAGTGCACCCTCAGAAATCAATTCATCATACTTATTGCGCATTGCGGAAGTTAGTTTTCTTAATTTAGACTCACAAACATACGATCTAGTTTTAACACCGAATCGTCCATGGCCAAGAGGAAATAGAAATGTGAACGCACAGAAGTCATCACCTTGTGATAAGTCTGCGCCCAAGGCGCATTCCAAACCATCAAAGTTTTGAGGTCTGTGTGGAATTGTCTCTTCATAAACGAAGAAGTAAGTATAACCCTCAACTGGTATTCCGAAACGTTTAGCGAGAGTATCTGAACGAGTTGCCGGTTGATTTTCGGCACGTTCTACTTCATCTCGATATGTTTCGTAAGTTACAGTGGCTCCAAGATTAGGGTTTGCTTTCATCCATAACTCTGGATTAGCAACTTCTCGTACATCATCCAGTCGATAATACCAAATAGATACGTGAGGGTTAAAATATCGACCTTCCAAAATATCCATAAGCTCCATCTTGATAGTATCCCCGACACCATCACGAGCAGTCCCTTCGGAAGATGTAGCGATTATGAGATAATTGTCATTCTTACTTGCACCCTGTTGAATAGCGCCGATTACGTCTTCTTTGACTTCACCAGATAGCCATTCATCGACAGATGCATACTTACAACGAAGACCTTGAAGTTTGTCTCTTGACATTGGACGAATCTCCAATAGACTATTCGTTGCAAAGTTCTCAACACCCTTCTTAGTAGATGCTAGTAATTGCTTTTTGGTTAAGTTTCCGGTCATTTTAGAACCTTGTGTCATATAACCAATTAGCGGACCTTTAGCCCTACTCAATGCAGTCCTAAATGGACCCATAATTTCCTCGGCCTGTTTCATTGTAGGCGCAGTAACTATTTGGTGAGTTGTAGCAGTGTCAATTAGTAGCATGTACGCTTGCATGAATGTTGAGTATAGTGATTTTGCGGCACCACGTCCGACAATAAGATACTGTCTATTTGTGAGTCGCTTGAATTTCTTTCGGATTTCCCACTTTCCAAGTTTCGGATTGTAGACATTATCCTCAGAAATATAGAACCATGCCAGGGCACATTCTGCCCATAATCTAAAGGACGGCAAGAGAGTTACATCCCCTCCGTCAGTAAGGGTCATTTCGTTTTCACAAAATCTAATAAACCCTTGAATCGCTTTGTCGTCATAGTAATAATCCGGAGACTCAATTAAGAAGTCAATTCGGTTCATTTCCAGAGAGACCGTGCGATTAACCGGAATTTCACCTCTCAGAACTGCTTCTTTGAATTTCATGTATTCTTCCGGATAAGCTTTATTAGATAATACCATAAAAGAAAAATGCCCCTAACTAAAAGCCCCAAATACCTCGAACTTTATTAATAGCCCCTTGATTTTCTTCTTTCAATTTTCGGAGCTGATCTAAAGTAACATTAGTTATAGGAGAATACTTATTCGTTTTGTTCTTCATAAGATCTCCAACAATAGTCTTGACACCAGTATCAATAACTGAATTAGTCACTGATCGTCCAATGTCTTTAGCAAACTTACCATGTTCTTTCTTAGGTTTACGGGTATCGGCAATTTGGTTTGCACGCCGTACTTGTTCGGCGAAATCATTCTCCATACGGAGTCGTCTTGTTGCTGCTTGAAGATCATGTTCCGTCATCGAATGACGTTTATGGTACTTCATGTTCCAAGCTTTACGAGCAGCTTTACTTTCTTTTCGAGCTTGTCTCGTCTTAGAATGCAGCCATTTTGAAGGACTTCGTCTGAAACCCCATTTCATTCCTTTAACTCCGAAATGTTCAAGTATGTCATCGGAACTAGCGGTTTCAATTGCGTGGAGAAGATCTTGATCTACATCATTCATTAGATCCCTCCCTATTTTGTAAGATTATTCGATGTGCGGTCGATTGTAAGGATCTTTCTAGAGAAGTTAAAATACTACCCACAGGAGGATCGAACTTCAATCGAATTGATACAAGCACATATTGCTTAACCAATCGAACAAGATTCGGATCTTTATTAGGAATCAATGACTCCCAAGTAGCATCTTTCTTAGCTTCGAAAGTTAATTGAACATTTGTAAGTTGAGATAACTCACCGACAATTCCGTCCAATTCCAATAACAATCGATCATCATACCCTGTATCTTCTTCGGAAGCGAAATCTACAGATGTCTTAATATCATTAAGAATCGTCATATAGTTCACCTACCATAATTTAGTATCTCCAGGAGCTCTTTCAACATAGTTCATTGATTGAACCCTACTAAATCCGTAATGAATGATATTATGAGTATTATAGGACGTTGTGATTAAAAGATCTGGGTTTAAGATAATGTCTTCGCGCCATTCCAATATGTCCTCTTCGGTTAGAGGAATCATATGATGGACTAGAGGAGGTCCCTCTATTTCAACATCCTTAACACCTAAGTCGTATCCTAAATCACGAGCAATAATATAATCACGCATATCTCTCCAAATTCTAGATTTGTAGAAAGCGTTTGAAATTTCTCTAGGAGATTTGTATCCTCGATTAATGAGAGATAAGAAATTCAGTCTATCGCCAAAATTATCGAAAGTCAAAAGTTTTTTATAGCTGAGATCACTTAAGTTTTCTCGGGTGTAATCATTTTGAAACATTTTTATAGTTCTTCAGATGGCGCATAACCACGGATAGCCGCAATTACAGCCTCGCTGTCGCCCTTTCCTTTAACTTCACTTTCGATCAATTCGATTTTAGAATCTGATAATTTTTTATTAGATCTCATTGCTTCGAGTTGTAGCTCACGCTCAGCAGTACCAAATCGCAATAACGCATTTAAAGTACTCGGTGCTATTGTGCCATCGTCTAGCTGTTTATTTGCTAAATCGAATGCTTTAATTGTGAGCTTGTTTAACATACCTTCCGGAGTTAATCCAGGAGATAAGATTTTTGCATCACTTCTCTTCCGTGCCATTATCAGTCACCTCGCTTGTTTGAGATTGCTGAAGACGGCGGAGTTCTTGAACGGCGTGTTCGATATAATCAGAAGCTTGTTCTGATGTTAGCTTAACGCCAGTTTCTGATGCATAAGACAATAGTTTATCCAAAGCTTCTTTTTTCTTAGAAGTATTTGTGATTAACATGTTGTCTAGAGAGGAAACAATAATTAGTGCTCGCTCTGCGAGAGTAACTACTGCTTTACTGTGTGTTGCGGCTCCTAGATACTTAACTAAGTTTAGTACTACTGGAGCAAATACGATAACTAAAGTTACCAATGTGATAATATCATCTACTGCAATTGTCATTTCTCATTCTCCTTATTTGAAGTGCGCAGTTCATCTATATAATCATTGACCATTCTTGACACATACGAGTTGTATCCTTTCTCAGTGTACTGATCATATAGATAAAGAATCTCTTGCTCTGATAATCTACCAGAATGAATACCGGTGATTATTTGGAGCCTAAGAAAGTCTCGTTCTTGATTCTTATGCATCTCTTGAAAGCTTACTGTTAGAGCATTAATAGAATTTTTAATACCATTAATCTCATCATTCTGTTTAGCTTCTAAGTCGACCCATACTTTTTTAAATGCTTTGATGCCAACTTTGTAAATAGATGCTCCAACTCCAATGTAAACACCGATTTGACTAAGTACCTCAGGAGATATCAACCACATTAACAGTGCTTTGATATGC